TGACGGCGACAGGCTGAAGGATAAGATCAACACCTGTTTTTCTTCGAAACTCTATCTGAATGAAACTCCGGAGGAACCGCCGTGGGTGCAGATCCGGTTTCGAAAACCGTGCATGATCAGCAGAATCGTCATGGCGAGACGAATCGACGGCGGCGGCGGATTTCCTCTTGATTTTTCCATTCGGATCAGCCGGGATGGGACGAACTGGCAGACCATCCTGAAAAAACAGGGATATGTTCCGGAAAAGTTGAATGAGTTTACGGTTTCTCCCGTCGAAGCCGGTTATATCAGAGTTGTAGCGACGAAACTGCGCAAAGAGAGCGACAAGGTTCACTATTTTCAGCTGCAGGAGCTTGAGGTTTACGACCGGGACGGGATCAACCAGGCACTGGCCGCCAACGGGGGAAAAGCAAGTTCAAGCGGTTCGGCCGCCAACGATTATTTTCAATACGACTATTTTTTCGACAGCATTTTTGAGGCCGGCGTCAAACACGTTCTCACCTCTCTGCCTGCCTGGCCTTATTATGGAAACTTTCTTGCCGGAGGGAACCGGCATCTTCCCGAAGAGCTGATTGCCAATCTGAAATATCTGAACGACAACGGAGTGAAGGTCCAGATCAGGCTTGACCCTTCGCCGCTGTACAACGGAGTGAAGAAGGGCGATATCGATCGCGCCATCGCCGACTGGGCCGGCTACAACGGCTGGTTTGCTGCCCAGATAAAAGACCATGCGAGCAGTTGGGTCATCGGCAACGAGCTTAATTTCCATACGGCCTTCACGCCCGATATCATCCTGCGGACGATTCGTGAGACGATTCGCGCGATTCGGGAAGCCGGCTACAGAGGACCTGTTGCCGTCAATTCGGCATTGATTGATTTCGAATGGACCGAAAAGATTCTCGGAGCCGGTGTCGGCAATGTGATCGATACGTTCAATTTGCATATTTACAAAGAACAGCCGCGATGGATCATCATGCCGGAAATGGCAGGAACATTCATTTTAGGCGAAACTAAGGTGCGTCCTGGTACCTATTTCAACATTCAGAAGAAAGGCGGAAATGCCGCTGCTGGCGTTATGAATGGTGTTACCGCAGTAATCTTCCGTGCAGATTTCGGTCCTCTCAACGAGGCAATCGAGTTATCTGCAGAGGATGGCTACGAAGGAACATTCGGTACCGCACTTACTACGGACGCAATGAAAGAGGCAATCGCCGGTGGCGCAAAGACGATCATCGCCTGCAGAGTCGGTAACGGCGGCACTCAAGGCAGTATCAAGTTGCAGGACAGCGAAAGCACAGATGCAGTAAGCATCACAGCAAAATATCCCGGAGCAAAGGACTTTGTAGTAACAGTCCGTGAAAAGCTCTCAGACAGCACTCTCAAAGAGTGCATTTTTTATGCCGGTACAACAGAGTTTGAGAAGGTGGAATTTGCCGCCGGAACAGACGAAGCTAATGCCCTTGTGAATGCGCTGGCGTCTTCCAAGAATTTCAAGGCAGAGGTTATCAAGTCCGGCACCGTAACATTACAGAACGTGTCTCAGTCCCAGTTTACAAAGGGAACTGATCCGCAGGTAACGAATGGGGACTACTCCAATGCGTTTAAGCAGGTAGAGGCGTATGAGTTTAACACAATCTGCGTCGATACCGAGGACACTTCGGTACATCTGCTTCTGCAGAGCTTCATCAATCGTATTTTTGATGCGGCATCCCTTACACAGGCGGTCGTTGCTGAGAAACACACGGTAGACCTGGAAACAAGGGAAGCACACGCCGCTTCATTCAATGACGAGAAGATGCACTACGTTCTCAATGCCCATGTGAATGAGCAGGGCACGGAGATCGACGGTTATCAGACCGCGGCACGTATTGCCGGTATGATCGGCGCAGTAGCGGCAAACTCTTCACTCACTCATACAGTAGTCAGCGGCTTCTCCGAGATCAAGGAAAAGCTGACAAACACTGAAATGATCGCTGCAGAGAAGAAAGGCTGCCTGGTACTCAGCTATAACAAGGCTAAGCAGGTGTGGATTGATAATGCGATCAATACCCTCATTACGCCGAAGGACAACCAGGACGACGGCTGGAAAAAGATTCGCCGTGTTAAGACTCGTTTCGAGCTTATCAGACGTATCAATACCACTTCTGACAACCTGGTAGGCAAGGTAGACAACGACACCAACGGTCGGGCAACTGTAATTTCTCAGCTGCAGGCAGTCGGTGATGCAATGAGAGAGGAAGGCAAGCTGGTAGCCTGCACAGTAAGCGAGAGTTCCGCTTACACAGCAGACGGTGACTCCGCATGGTTCGACATCGATGTAATCGACAAGGATTCTATGGAGCATATCTACCTCAGCTTTATTTTCCGTTTCAGCACCAATGAGTAGAAGGAGGTAAAAAGCGATGATTAGAAACGAGAGAGCCGCCGGTGACTCAAGACACGCACGTACCGGTAAGGATGGAGCGTTCTACAGCGAGGACGGCGTTTTACTTGCGACAGTTGATACGTTCACATCTAACGTGAACTACAACAACGCCAAGTACAGTGTGCTTGGAGACGCACAGGAACACGAGACAGCCAACACATTTGCTGTCAGCCTCACGATGTCTCAGATCGTAGTAGAGGACGACCAGTTCTTTGTAGAGGTCATGGAGGCATTAGAGACTCAGATCCCGCCACACTGGAACTTCCAGGGTTCACTTCTCGGACGTAATGGTTCAGAGGAGCGTGTGGTTTACAAGGAGTGTATCCCTTCCGGACAGATCGACATTCAGAATGTCACTGTCGGCGATGTTATCAAGAGAAACTGGAACTTCTTTGTCAACAGACCGCCTAAGTTACAGTCATTACTCGGCGTAGACAGATAAGAGGTACCACATAAGAAACCAGTAGGGGAGCCGGAGCGGTTCCCCTTTATTTAATCAAAAAGAATTGGAGGACATTCAAATGGCTAAAGAATTTGTAAAAGGCGTAACAGTAGGCGAGGCAACAGCTGAGGAGAATACTCAGCCTGCAGTAAGCACAGTGGAGACAAACGAAGAGGAAACAAAGCAGGTAATCAGAGCGAATGAGGAGGACTTCATCGCAGGTCTGATTGCGGCTGCAGATTTCGCTTCCGATGAAGAGGAAACACAGAGGATTGAGATTGTCAGAAATGGCAAGCTCGCTTTTGCATTCTCTATCAGACCTCTCGGCTCAGAGGAGTACGACAAGTGCCGTAAGAAATTTACAAAGTATGTTCGTAATAAGCAGCTTGGTATCAAGATGCCGGAGGACACAGACCGTATCAAGTACCAGTCAGCAATCATCCACAAGGCGACTATCGCAGAGGATAGAGAGAAGTTATGGGACAACAAGAAGGTATGGCAGGCGCTTGAAAGCAAAGGATTTCAGATTATGTCCGGCCTGGATGTAATCGAGTACACACTTAAAGCTGGCGAGAAAGACCGCATTATTGATGCGATCGACACCCTCAGCGGCTACGAGAGCAACATTGAGGAAGTAGCAAAAAACTAATTGAAGCGGGGGGCAAGATGTGCTTGCTGCATCACATATTCCAAAAGACAGGAATAACCCCCGATGAATTTTACGAGAAACCGAAAGGCGTGCAGGCGTTCATGCTTGCGTCTATGCGGATAACCCTAGAATCACAGAAAGGAGGTAATGGCGGTGGCGGAAACACTTAGAATCGAAATTCCTATTGAGACGGTCGATAATACCGATCCGGGAGTCTCCAACGCTACGAAGAAATTCGAGAAGATGGAACGAGCGGCCAATAGTGCGAATAGTTCAGCCAAGAAAGCGAGCGACACAGTTTCCAAGTTTGACAAGCAAGCTCAAAAAACTGAAAAGAGCCTGGCAAGCTGGGCGAAAGAAAAGTACGAAGTCCTGCTTGAAGCGAAGGAACGGATCAGTCCGGTACTCTCTACGCTGGGTAATGGGTTAAGGAGTTTTGCAGGGAAAACATGGAGCGTTACAATGCGAGCGATTGACCTCATAACCTCCCCGGTTCGAGGGATCATAAACCTGTTGAAGAATCCGATCTTCCAAGTCGGAGCGGTCCTGGGAGTCAGTATCGGTCTGAAAGACACGATAGAGACATACAAGGACTTCGAGGCCGCAATGTCACAGGTCCAGGCTATAAGCGGAGCCACCAGCACAGAACTTGTCAAACTGACGAATAAGGCGAAGGAAATGGGAGCAACCACGAAATTCACAGCCGAAGAGTCAGCACAGGCGTTTAATTATATGGCGATGGCTGGATGGAAAACCGACGATATGCTGAATGGTATCGAAGGTATTCTCAACTTGGCGGCAGCTTCCGGAGAAGATTTGGCAACGACATCCGATATTGTTACGGATGCGCT